CTCCTTTACGCTTTGTGATAGGTCTATACATTGCTGCCATAGCTTTATGCATCGTGTCCCAATCTGTAAGGTTGCGTTCTATATCGATATACTCACCCCAAGATATATTCTCTAAGTCAGGTACAAAACCAAACTCTAAATCTCCTATCTTAAATCTGTGTTCAAACTTTTGCTTCACAGAAAACAATTTATTGAAGTGGCTAACCATATCAGAAATATCAGATGCTTTGATTTTTATAACATCCTTTAGTTCTATGCCGCAAAATAACTCTATCATTTTCTCAGCTACAAATTCCTCATCATTTGAGTTCTCAGCTACCTTTCTAAATTCTTGGTAGTGCTTTAATGGAATCTCACTTAGTGATGTTGGTATAAGCAATTCTAACTTCATATTTTTATAACTTTTATTTATCCTTATTGTTATACATAACTGCAATGCTATAGGCTTCGTTTAAGAGCATAACATCTCTTCGCATTCTCATTGGATTGTCAAATACTATTTTTACCCTTACACGCTTTCTATCGTATATGTAGTCCTGTACTATTGCTATCATTTCCTCAACGGATGGCGTATGTCCCATAGCTATTGTTTAATCCTAAAGTTTCCATTTCGTGATACCTCAGCGCATCTATAATGTGGTCATTGCCTCCTGCAGGTTTATTTAATCTCACTCCTGTTCTATCCGTGTCCCAACAGTAGCTTCTAAGTTCTTTGATTAGATTAGTGCTGTCTGACGTTACTAAATACTCTTGGCGTTGCATTACGTCTATTCCGTAATTAATCGAGTCCTTTCCTTTCGTAACACCTTTAATCGTTATTCCTTGTCTACGTATTTCTTCTATACTTTTAGGTTCGGCACTATCAGCATATACTACTACGTTTTTTTGTAGTTCTTTAGCTATGTCAGAATTAAGCATACCTGTGCGATATACTTTCTCTCTTACTATTCTTTGTCCGTTGTATTGATATATTTCCACTATCGCAGTAGGGTCAACACTATAACCAAAGTCTAACCCTATGCCAATTAATCGTGCCTCAATCGGAATCGTGTCGATTATCTTCCAATTATTAAACACAACCCCTTCTAAACTACCTATTAAACCAAGTCCGTAAACATTCCACCAATTTCTCCAATACTCAGAAGTTTTAGCTTTCTCTTTGTTCTTTTCTATTTGGTCTATTATGGATTGGTCTAAGGCTTCGTTATCCTTGTAGGTTAGAATTATGAAGTCGCTATCTGGTTCGTCTTTTAGTTCCGTGTGTACCCAAAACTCATTCGCAGGGTTAAAGTCTAAAAATACCTCTTTCTTCGTTCTAATCGATAACTCATTGTACGCTTCAAAAGTGACGTTATTACACTCGTTAATATATAGTATATCCCTACGAGCGCCACGCAGCTTAGACGCATCGTCAGCCGAAAAGAATTCCATAACGCTGCCATTCGCAAATTCATATCTTAAAAGTGATTTATTAAAGTTTGCATCTATGTATCGATTAGTCCACCTCATTATTTTTAAGAAGTCTTTTAATGCACCTCTTCTTAAATGTGGTATTGTCTCAGCTACTATACTTATCTCAGTAGTATTCTTTAGTGCTTTGTCTATTAATACTGCTAAAATAGAATACGTTTTTGAAGCAGAAGTTCCGCCCTGAATTATTTTAGTTCGTCTTTTTAAAGATAAAACTTTATTTGTTGCTGTAGTCCTCTGAAACATCTGGGAATAAAGGTATTTCAATATTATGCTGCTCTATCTGCTGAACAGGTGCGCCATATCCTGAATCCATCAAAGCCTTATACGCTGCTACATCTCCTTCACGTGCCTTTTTAATTAAAGCCAAAGTCATTAAATCTTCCTGAGACATTGTTTCGTTTTCGCCTGTCAAAGGATTCTTTAGGTTTTGATTAACTTCTAACCATTGCCGTGCTATTGTGCTTCTATTACGGCTCCCTTTAGGTCTTCCGTTTTTTTCGGGTTGATATTCAGAACTAAATTTCTTTAGATTATCTTCTTTTGCCATAATCTCGTTTTATTCTCGTTATTTTAATTCAAAACTTGCGGTAACTCTATTTTCAGAGCCACTTGTTAAATTTCCAACATTACTTTTTAAATCACCTTTATGTGGAGTATTTCTTCCATAATGTGTACACGCCCATTCATTTGATTTTTTTAAAGCGTTTATTAAACTTGGTGCTGATGTAACTATATTAAATCTCCATTTATCTTTTTTGTAAACTGTACCTACTTCATTCAATAATTTTAACCCTATTCCTGCTCCTTGATAATCAGGTAAGATAACTAATCGATGAACTTTTTTTAAATTCTTAACTTTAGGATGTGGAAAGTGAAGTATGCTTATAAATCCCGCTATCTCATCGTTTACTGTTGCTATAAATACATTAGCGGCGTTATTATGTGAATGACTTAAATAATGGTGCTTAGCAAACATTTTCCAAATTGACTTATCTCCGTAATTGAATATTTCAAATTTAATTTCTGGTCTATTTTTTTTTTGCCCTTCAAAACTTTGAAAGGTCATTGTATCGGTATTAAATACCCAATCGGGGAGTAACCAATCTTGTACGTCAAAATGACAAGTAACTGCTATAAACTTTTTATTCGTCTTTCTAATTGCTTTCTGCATAGCAAAAGAACCGATTTGAGCCACGTTTCTATCTACTACGCTTGTAAATTCATCAAATACAAATAATTCGTTTTTTTCTAATATTGCACGTGCTAAATCAACTCGCATCTTTTGTCCATTACTTAAAACTGAATATGGCTTTAACCAACTCGGTGGGCTAGAAAAACCTACTGAATTAAAAGCTGATGTTATTTGTTCAACGCTACATTCTTTTGGCATATCGTCTAAAACACTTTCTGCATTATATTCATAAGAAGTAATATAAGCGTCTTCAAATAATTGTTTTGCTATTGTAGTTTTTCCTGTTCCGCTTTTTCCTACAATTAAACCTATTTGCCAATTATTAGGAATATCAATATCTCCTTTAAAATGTTCAATTACGTTTTCAGATTGTAAATCAAATTTACCAATCACTGAAGCAACTCTAAAAGTTTTAGTTGGCTTTACTTCTTTTACAATGTCAAAAGTCGGCATTCGTAACCCTCCTCAATTAATTTGTTATAACTATTTTCTTGATGTTCTTCGTCTTTACATACGATTTCAATACGATATAAATTATCTATTGTACTTGATAAATCTTTTAATTCAGTTTCATCATCTTTAAATATAGGTAAGTCTAAACCCCAATCTTCTAACTTCTCAGTGTCCCATTCATTTGCTAACATATCCCAGTCCCATTCTCCAAAACCTACATTATCTTTTATAATGAACTCGTCTTTCTGTTGCTCGGTTAGGTTATCTGCTTTGACAATAAACACTTCTTTCAGTCCTGCTTCTTTACACGCTTTTAAACGCATATTTCCACCCAAAACAATATTGTTTTCATCTACTACGATAGGCCTTAACTCAAGCATCTGTGGAAAGCCCTGTATAGACTTAACCAACTTTTTAAACTTATCGTCTTTAATTAAACGTGGGTTCTTTGGATTCGTCTTTACCTCGTTTATTTTTACTTTTTCTACTTTCATATTAGTTCAATGAGTAATTATAACTTCTATACTCTTCATAGTTTACCTCTTCCATATGGATTGTTTTAATCGTGTTATCATAAAACAACACATACTCAGCTTCAGCAATTGCCATAGTGAGTTTTAAGCTATTCCATACTTGTCTATGGAGTTCTGGGTTTATAACTACTAAGTAATAGTTCACTATGCAGTCTTTAGTCTTCAGTGTGTTCGTCTTTATATTGATTGTATACTTTCTTCAACTGATTAAGAATATCTCTCCAACAACTTGAGCAGCTTGTAGGTTCTCTGTTTATATTTAAAACTCTATTGTAAACTTTGAGTAGTTCGTGTTGATCGCTCGGTGCTATTTCAGCAGTATTCTTACCAAAGAAAGTATCTAATACATTATATTCGTCTTCATTTAGGCAGCTAATCTTTCTGTAAGGGAATAGTTCGTTTAGCTTCTTCTTACGCTCGTCACATCCGCAGTCCTCTCCAGCTATAAACTTTACTAACTTCTTAATACCTGTTTTCTTAAATACCTTTTCTAAAGTATCTCCTAAACCTTCAGCGACATCTTCTTTAATCTCGTTTACTAATTCTTGTGCTTCGTCTTTTAATAGGTCTACCACTTCGGTAACTACCTTTGGCTGTCTACCTCTTCTTTTCTTTTCCATTTCCTAATTCTTTAATCATTAATTCTAAATGTACTATTCTTTCTAAAAAGTGTTTTGCATCTAATAAGTTAACATTTTCGCCTTGCAAACTATGTGCAAATGATACATAGGCTAACTCCTTTTGGTTTTCTAAATACGCTTTTATCGTCTTCATTTGTTATCTATTAAGTTCATATATCTTTCTTTTAGTTGGTCAAATTCTTCCTGTAGCTTTTCGTGTTTCTGTAGCAACTGATAATACTTGTCTAACTGCTCAGTATAATTCTTACGCAATTCTGCTAAAGTTGTGTATGTATTTTCAGATTCTTTCATAATCGCCATTCAAATAATCTTCGTAGTCTTCTCCTACATTCTCAATCAAACGTTGCTTACAATGCTTTATAGTGTGAAATATAGACGTTACAGATATTTTAGTTAACGCAGATAACTCACGCATAGAATGATTGTTCTCTTTATATAACTTAAACAACATTGTATCGTACCAATGCCAGGAATCTATTTCCATATAAATCTTTAATTCAATATCGTTTTTAGCTTTCTCAATTCCGCTAACGTCAATATCCTTTATATCTAAGGCATCGTTTACAGTAACCTTTTCAATCTTAGATTTTTGCTTACAGTAGTCTACATAAATATTACGCAGTACAAACCATATAAAACCTTGATTTACTTGTCCGTCTTTTATTATCTTCTCTGGGTTCGTGTATTTGTAGATTCTTAAATACATCTCCTGCACTATGTCTTCTGAGTATCGGTCTTCTCCAAAGGATTTAACTACCGATATAAAGTGCTTGTGGTGTTTTGCTACCGATGCTAACCACTCTGATGAACTTTCAGTTGTCTTCGTTTCTATACAATCGGCTAATAACATACACCCAAATTAAATCTATAACCTTATAAACATATTTCATTCTTCAGGATTTAGCCTTATAAAAGCCATACCATCGTACATATAATTTAAGAACCAATCACAAGTACGTCTTTTTATCCTGTAGGCTCTATGCATTTCGTCTTTTACTATCTTCCTACCCATATATCATACATAAAGATGCTCAAAGCTATCAAATTCAATGCACCAATTACTAAAAATATTACTGCTAAATTAAAATATTCCATCTTAAATGCTAACATACTTAGTCCTAACATAAAAAATGCTTGAATCAAAAGGTATATAAATATTATTTCTCGTTCCATAATCTCTCGTAATAATTTTGTTTCTGCAAAGATAGATTTTCTTTTGATAAATCAGATGGCTTTAAATAAGACGTTTTAATCGTACTTCTTTCTATTGGATATACTTTGCTATTACTATCAGTAGAAAGTGCCTTAGAAACGAGTAAAACAAGTATTACGCTAAATACAACAAACATTGTAGCGTGATAGATTTTTAGTTCTGTGCTTTTCATAGTTCTATTCCTCCATCTTTAGCCATCTCCCACAATTTATCACGCGCATCCTGTAACGCATTATATGCATCGTCGGTTATATTGTCTTCGTATTTAAGTCTCCCTCTTAAATATTGGTCGAACTCGTGAAGAACTACGCTCATATCTACTGCCTTGTTTACAAGATTGTATTCGTGTGCGTCTTCAGGTAGGTTAAATTCTAATATTGCTTTCATATCAGTCTCTATTATTCCAATTGTTTAACACATCTATAATTTCTTCCCAATCAATTTGGTCTCTCATCTGCGCTTCGATTGCGTTGCATTCTTCTTCTGAGAAAATATAAGGATAATAAATTCCTGTGATGCCGTTCCATTTCGCTCCTTGAATGCTTTCAAAGATAAACTCTGGGGTGTCAGTTGCTAAATCATAGCCGTAACTGTATTCGGCTTTAGCTGAGAATACCTCTATTACTCCTTTTGCATAGACGATTTCTAATTCAAACTCTTTCTGAGTTCCTGTAAAGTTTTGGATTTCTACTTTCATAATTTTTCTGTTTTGTTGGTTCAAATATATATTTAATTTTTAAAGTCTTTTATCTTTTGCTTATATTTTTCTATAATCTCCTTTAATTCTTCTCGTGTAAACTTTCGTGTTTTCATCGCATCAATGCTTAAACGCTCAAATTCTTCATATCCTAACTTAACTAAAAGATTTTCACGGTAAGGTAAAAGATTACCAGATAAAAACGAATTACAATACTCACATTGAAGATGTACATTACGCTCATCGAACCTTACGTTGAAGTGTCCACCTGCCGAATAGAAATGTCCTGCATTGCCTTTCTTAGGAGTTTTGCCGCAGCTCACGCATAAATTTCCTTCATCTCTTAACCTGATATACTTGTTAAATACTTGCTGCGCTACTTTCATTAAATCTTGCACAGTAGTTAGTTCGTCTTTTAGTATCTTCTTACGTTCTTTCCACGCTTGGCTTTTCTTCTGGGTAGTTTGTTCAATAGCACAACTTAACGAGCAGGTGCTTTGTGCAGTAGTGTATATCGGTGTAAATTCGTTTTTACATACTTTGCATTTCTTAGCTTTCATATTTTTATGGCATTATGTATAGAAATTAATGTATATGTCTTTTCAATCTTGTTATTATTTTCAAATTCTGTTTGTTTAGGCATTGAATTATCAGTAATCCAATTTGGTTTTATATCATTTATATTGAAAACAAATATTCCTTCTGGTGTTGAATTTATATAAAAAGCCTTGCAATTCATTTTGTTTAAACTATCATATTTAATTTTCTCTAACATCAAATTATCGTAGTGTTTATTTCTACATTTTAACTCAATTACGCATTTATATGTTGAACTAAAACAATCATAACTTGAAAATTTATCTTCGCTTTTTGTTAAATCGTATATATAATATTTTTTTAAATAATTAAATAATTGTTCTTCATTCATAACAACTCGTTTAATTCATTATTTTCTCGCTTTAATTTTAAATACTCTGTATGATATTGAGCAAGTCTTTTAATTAACTGCTTGTTCTCATCTTCCATAGCACTTAAAGTATCTCTGGTCTCACTCATCCATATTTCGTATTTCTCTAAGGTTTCTATTAAATCTTTTCTGTGTTCGTGTTTCTCTCGTAAATCGTGTAGAGAAAGTCGGATGCTTCCTATAATCGCATTTAAGGAAGTCTTAGCGTGTATTACATCAAATAAATTCATCTGTTTTGTTTTAAAGTCCACAATATCCAGAATCGCAATCTTGAAAGTCTTGATCAAATAAGTCTAATTGCAATCTGTGATTTTTAATTTTTTCGTAAGTTATTCCACTTTTAAAAGTACAGTTGTTTTTTTGTTCTTGCTCAATAAACCAATCAAATTGTTTACTTGCCTTCTCACTCATATACTTTAACATCAATTCGTTCCTATGAAAACATCCTACGCAATTGTTTCGATAAGCAAATCTTACAGGTTTATCTTCCCAATACTTTTCTATTTTATCTTTAAAAATAGCATCCTTAATTAAAGGAAATTCTACTTTTCTATATGGAAGTTCTTTCCATTTATTCCTTCCGTTTTTTTCTCCTACCTTAAACTTAAAACTTTCTATTCCTTCTACCGCTCTTTCAATCATAGTTTTTGCACGGCTCATTTCATTTGCTCTAAATCCAATTCTCATTTCTAAAGGAAGTTCAATATTTTCATAGCACCATTGAGCAATAGGTTCTACTTTCATTTTAGATGTACAAAAACGGGTCATTATATTTGGTAAGTACCCACCTGCTTTGTTAATTACATCTTCAAAAGTGGTATCACTTAACCATACTATTTCTTTGCCTATAAATTGTTCTAAATCAAGTATTGTGTAGATAATAGTATCTTCTTCTAAAGTTCCTATAAAATCGTGTCCTATTTTGTCGCTTACAATTTGTCTAATTTTCGCGTCAGGGAATAAACATTTTTTATCGTTCGTTCTTACTAAAGCAAATACATTGTAATCAGCAGGATAATTGGCTGCTATGTAACTCGATGTTTTACCACCACTTAAACTGTTTACTGTCTTCATATTAAAAAGGGAGTTTATCGTCAAAGTTCATATTATGTTCTAAAGGTTTTAATCCTTGCGCTTCTCTTATTATTGGGTTAACGGCATCAATGGTAAATCCTAATCCGTGATTATAGTAAAACATTAACGGAGAATTGCTCATCGTTTGTGTACCGCCTGTATCTTTGTCCTTTATTTTATCAATATCAATAAGTGTAAAATATTGCATTGATTCTAATTTAGTAAGTCTATGTACATTAATCCAATCGTCACACATATTAGCAAATATTTTTCCACCTTCAGCCATTGATTTATTAGGAATCATTGGTTGACCTTCCCATTCGTGACCTTTTGAATATTCACTTATTTTTCTTCCAGATGCAGTCACAGGATGCATTGATAGATATGCAGTCTTTTTATTAATCTTGCACCATCTTTTTAAGCTGCGTATAAATTTGATGTTGCTTTCATAATTCATATCGTGGTCTAACTGATTAAATGGGTCTATAAAATATCCATCTGCAGGTATTGATTCAAATTCTTTTAATAAGTCTTCTGGTTTATATTGTTGACGATTGTCAATAAAGAAAAAATAATCTTCTAAATAATCATTATACAAATCAATTTCTTCGTGCGACAAGTTTTTAAATGGTATGCCAGAATACATTTGCATTAAATCTCTTAATACTTGTCCTTTTGAATTCTCATCCATCCATATTCCCCATTTTAATTTATGATTTGTAGTCAAAGCTAACATATACCAAGTCATAAAATAAGTTTTTCCGACATTGTCTCCTCCAAGAATTCCATTATACTGACCTACTTTAAATCTTAAATGCTCATCTAACTTACATCCAATGCCTAAACCTTGTGCAATTTTCCCCTCTTTATAATCGTGCAAGTATTTTCTTGCGCTTCCGTTACTTAATACCATATTGCTCTTGTAATTTCTTAGCACGTTGTACTAATGGGTCAATACTTAAAGGTTGTTTAGTAAGTTCTGTCGAACTTTTTTCCCAAGTACGAATACAGGCTTTCCAATCTTTCATTTTATTCTTACCTACCATCCAACCTTTTGAATCGTAAAAGTCTATAAATTTATTTACATCTACGTTATTCTTTCTTTCATTGCAATATTCAGCAACTTGTAAAAATGTAGGTGCTATAAACATATTCTTTTCTCTTCTCTTCTCTTCTCTTATAGCATTGCTTTTGCTCTGCACTTGCAATGCATTTGCATCGCTCCATCTCTTTTTAGCGGCATTACTACGTTTTCCGCTTATATCATTAAACTCATTTAATTGTTTATCTAAGAATTTTATTGATATTTCTTCTTCATTTTTATCTACCATTCCTGCATCAATTAACTCTTGTAATATGTTTGCATTACGTCTGCAATACTTTTGCAATGCAAATGCATAACTAATGCATCCAAGTTTAAGCCAATAGCCAGAACATAGATTAATAAAACATACAATTGCTTCATCTGAACAAATTTGTATTTCTCCTTCTAACCACTCAGAAGGTTCGTGTTTATAGTACGGTAATTCTTTAGCCATCACTTCTCAGATTTGATTTGTTTTTGTATGTGATGTAATGCTCCTATTAACTCGTATAATCCACGCTCATCAATAAAAACAATCTTAACTGCATTCTCATCTGCAATTGCTATTTTGATAATATCGTAACTATGAATTTCAATTTGTAAACTTCTTTCGTTTACACAATCCAAAACGTACTTCATAAAATAAAATAAATAAAATAAAATAATAAAACCCTATCAAATCCAGAGCGTTCCACTTCTCTTTCATTGACAGGGTCAATAACTTTTTTAAGTTCTTATAGTGTGGAACGAGAACTATGTCACAAATATAATAAAAATTGGGACTAAAAAGGCAATCCAGAATTTTCGTTTCTAATCTTGTCCGAAGTATTCTCCATCTTTTTAAATGGTTCTTGAATCTTACCCGAGAAAAACTTACCTGCTTTCCCATCTTTAATCCATAGACTAATTTCTAATTCTCTTCCGTCTACGTTTATAGTTCCTCTATAGTCAGGATGCTTCTCGTTTTCTTTCTTGTTATTCTTAAAAATAACTGCCGTGTTCGTGTTGTCGTAACTCATTTTTACTTTTGTTTTTGATTATTATTATTTTTACTTTCTTTCATTTCGTAATATAAATCTTCTAATTTATGATTTAATATATACCATTCTTCTTTTGTAATATCTTCAGGAACCATTATTTCAAAAGATAAAGTATAATATTCAATTAATGTATCGTGGTTTATATAATGTTCTGATATTTTAAGACTACTTCTACTCATTTTACTTTGTTTTTAAATTATACTTTTTAATTGCTCGTAGTAGTTTCTACAAAGTTCTACTTTCTCTTTAATCTGTTCTATACATTGTTCGTCTCTTTCTACGATGAATCTTTTAATTCGTAGCTTGTTAGGAATATGGTCGAATGTGTGTTGGCTCTGTACCGCTTCACGCAAGTCTAAATCCTCATCTATTAATCCTGCTTTCCAATGCGCTCTGCGTACCTCATCTTCTACAATTTGGTGCGGGGTGTTCATTAAACAGTAAATTAATTCAGCTTTATCTAATCCTGTAAGAAACATATAACCTTGCAGTTGCCAAAAATAATCTTTATTCTTTAACTCAGTATCGAATAATGGAAACGTAGAACCATCCCAAGAGCATTTTATATCAGCAAGTAAGTCCTTTGTAATTACATCGGGTTCTCCCGTGAGCCATTCGTTATTATATCGTTCCGTGTTTTTAACTACAAACTCCCATCCGAAAAACTGACCTGCAAACTCTATCGCCTCATCTTCCATCTGTAAACCTTTATCTGTATATCTACTCCAAAACTCTTTAGCTATTCCCAACTCCTTTTCTTTAAAGTAATCTTGAATATAAGTCTTTGCAGTTTCAGATAGAACCTCTCCCTTTGTTCTGGGAGAAGTCATTATCTTACCTATTGCGCTACATCTAATTTTCATAACAATAACATTGCTTTGGTTTGTAACTCAGTTAATTCATATCCTTTCAAAGCATTCTTAAATTGTTCAGTAGTTAATTCTCCGTTTGATACTTTAGCAAGTCCAGATTCAAAACGTTCCTGAGGGAAAAATAACTTACTTACTGCTTCTCGTGCCGTGTTTCCATCGTCATCCACCGCCTGTAAACTTAAAAGCGTTTGTAAACTTCCTCTTCGGTAGTAAGTAATCGAAGCAATTAATTTCTGTGGGTCGGTAATCATTGGAAGAACTAAACTGCTTTCTATCTTGTCTCCGTTTTCAATGTCTATTATCTGAGTGCATACCTTGCCGTCTAAGATGGGTTGTAAGAGTATTAAACCGTGTTTTAATAGGATTGGTTCAGTAGCTTCTAAAATAGCGTTTAAATCAGCGTATTTTGATTTAAAGAAAGGATTGTTAGAACCTTTAGTAACTTTACCTATCTCTTGCTTTGCTTTCCATAGCTTAGTGTAGATAGTTTCGCTTTTCGGTAGAACGTCTACCACTTCTTCTTTTTTCATAGTTATCTGTTTTTAATTGTTTACAAATATAGTGTTTATTAACTTATAGCATACCTTCAGCAGCTAATTTTTTTTTAATTAATCGTTCTAAATAAATTAAAGAGTTCTTTTCGTTCTCGCTTGAATCGTTTGAGTAAGGTACGCTCAAGTCTATGCAGTTCATTATCTTGTCAATCTTTTCTTTTAGCACATAATCAAATCCGTTATTTGCTTGTCTAACTACTTTTAAAGCGTGAATAACTGTGCTATGGTCTTTGTCAAAGAATCTTCCTGCTTTGCTCAGGTGCATATTTTCTATTGCTAACCAAACCATACCTAACTGCCGCCATTGCATTACTTCTCGTTTGCGTGATACTTGGCGCATATACTCCAGAGAAAAAGGACAAGCTATTAGAAAATCCTCAAAAACGAATCTTGTATTTTTAGGAAATGATTTCTTTGTGTCTGTAATTGATTGTATGTTATAATTCATTTTTTTGGTTTTATATATTTGATAAAGTAATCACATTCGCCTTTTTCGTTAGGGTTTATATCTGCGTATGTTTGCCAATATTTAGATGGTTCTGCCATATATCGGTAACACTCTTTTTTTAGTTTGCAAGTTTCATTTTTGCACATTGCTATATCTGGCATCTTACTCTGATTTAAAGGTTTCGTTGTAGTATTGTTCGGCATCTGCTGCTCCAATTCTTAAAGAACCGCTAATAACACCACTTGCAAATGCTAATTTTATATTCTCTTTCTCCATTTCTTTGGCTTGTTGAATAATAGCTTCTCTATCTGTTTTATCAGCAAATTTCCATTTAGCTGTATTGACCTGATCTATAAGCCATTCTACTGCTGTCTGTTTCATATCTCGTTTATATCTGTTATTAAACCTTTCCATAATTGGAATTTATCTTTAGCATCTGACTGAGTGTATGCACTTACAATTAAGTAACGTTCCTCCCATCTCTTTAGCTTTACCTTGTATGTTATTTTAAATCGTTTCATAGCTTTTTATTTCTGAGATTCTGTTAACTAATTGAGCGTTGTAATTATCCCAATATCTTTTTAAGTCTCCGTGTCTTACTCCGTTGTTAGGGATGAACTCGTTTTCTAATGTAGTAGGCTTTACGTGTTGGTTAAATGCCTCTGTTACTTTCTTAAATACATTCCGTGTTTTCATAATGACAATATTAGTTTGTGGTACTCTTTAATTAAATTATCTAATCTGTTTAGTGTTTCTTCTGAATAAACATCTGTGTTTGCTTGTCGCTCAATCTCCAATTGCTCAACGTACTTTGTTAAATCTTCTTTCATATCTCATCAAGGCTTTTAAGTTTATCAATCACTATCTGGTAGCTTCTCCATAATCTACCTAATCCACGTTGGCAGGTATCAATAACATTCTCTGAATGCTCGTGGAAGTTGTTAGGTATAGCTACCTCTGCATTGTACCGTAGCATATTATCTATTCGGTTCTGCATTCCTTCGCATAAGTAAAGCAATTCGTTTGCTTTTGCGTGAAGTTCTAAGGCTTCTTTAATCTGTTTTTTCATCTGTTTTGTATTAGTGTGCGTTACCGAGACGCACCCCTGATTGTTTATATTACTTTATTAATCCTAAATCTTGTTTCACTAAATATTGAATCGCGTCAACGTTAATTTCACTTGAAAAATTTTTGTTTCGAAAATTTCCATTTTTACAAGCGATTTTTTAAATTTTAAATTGTTATTCAATGCAATGATATAAACATTATCCCCGTTAACATCGAATTTCAATTTTTCAACTACCGCCCGCCCGCATATTGATTTATAATACTGAACGTTTTGTGACGTGTAAACCGCAGCAGTATTGATAATTAAGTTTGTTTGCAATAAATGTAATCTCGTTTTCATAACCTTTTTTTTAAATTTTTGCGCCTTATTGACCTTACAAATGTACGCAATTGTTTATAACTACCAAACTTTTACACAATTATTTTTACTTTTTTTTTTGATTTATTTTTGAAAGCCTTATAAACAAAGGGAAGTAGGATGTAAAAAAACAAAGGGAGAACATCTCTGAACTCCCTTTCTTACCTAAACAAAACAGATTGACTTTACGAAAAAAGTTTTACTAAGGTAGCTATTTTATATTACTACGAAGTTTAAATTGTAAATAACCAATGTAAGTTTTGTTATTAATAGTAAACTTCTTATTGCAAATCTTTCTATCTGAGCATTGCATTCTGTGTTGAATAGTTCCTGC